CTGTATGGACATCTGCTAGAAGAGTTGTTAGTCTTATTCATTAAGATGTCAGGACATGCGATAACTGATCAACAGAAAGAAGTAACTGTTAACGGTATCGTTGGTCACATGGACTGTAAGATAGATGGTGAGGTTGTAGATATTAAAACAGCATCTAACTTTGCATTTAAAAAGTTCAGTACTGGCTCGTTAGTTGACGATGACCCTTTCGGATATATCGCACAGTTAGCAGCTTATGAAACTGCTGAAGGTACAGAGGATGGTGGTTTCTTAGCAATCAATAAAGAGTCAGGTGAGCTGGCTTTATTCAGACCGGGGCCTTTCTCAAAGCCTAACATTAGTAAGCACATAGATAACCTTAGAGTATCAATAAAAAAAGAAACACCCCCTGATAGATGCTATGAAGATATAGCTGACGGCGTTAAAGGTAACAAGCGGTTGGCGTCAGGCTGTACCTATTGTTCTTTTAAAAACAAATGCTGGGCAGATGCTAACAACGGTAAAGGCTTAAGAGCTTTTAAATATTCTACAGGTTTAAAATATTTTACAAGGGTAATTGCCACACCTAAAGTTGAGGAAATTTATATATGAATGGTCGTGTCGCTAAAAGAATTCACAATCAATCAAAAGCTATTGCAACAGAGTGGCTGAAGTCCATGCTCTCTGATACAGAAGCTGCTAAGGTTACTGTTAATAATCTACCTAAGACTAACGCTTACTCTTATTTAAACGGTACAGCTTACTCAATGCCTTATTCTTTGAAAGGTTCTTCGCGTATCATAAAGATGATTATTAAACGCAACCCACTTACACTCATTGAAAATATAACTGCTGCTACAATTTCAGAGTATATAAGAGCTACTAAAAGATCATGATAGTAGAAAGCCAACCAGAAGATATGATACTTATGCTTGCTAATTTTTTTGTAGTTGAGAAATCTACAATGAGAGAAGTACCTATTGAGATTGTACAACAGCTACTCGTACTGTTAGAATTAGAACTCATTAAACGGAAAGGCGCTATTCACTAATGAGCAGAAAACCTAGAAAAGTTAGACCAGTAGATCCTGATAAACCCAGTGACTACGATTCAAAATGGGAAAAAACCCTACATAATACTATCTTAAAGGATTGGATACATCATGATGACACTGTTCCTTACACAGTAAATCACGTATACCACCCTGATTTTGTACGTGTGATAAAACGTAAGAAGATTTTATTAGAATCTAAGGGACGCTTCTGGGACTATGCTGAGTTTAGTAAGTACATATGGATCAGAAAAGCTTTGCCTGCTGACATAGAGTTAGTGTTCTTATTTGCAAACTCATCAGCGCCTATGCCACAGGCTAAGCGTAGGAAAGATGGCACAAAACGTAGCCACGGTGAATGGGCTACAGATAATAACTTTAGATGGTATACCGAAGAAACATTACCTGACTCATGGAGAAGCGAGTATGAAGAAGAACAGGCTGAATGACATCGTACCTGAACAATGGGACTCAGCGTGGAAGGCTAGTTACAAAAGCACTTTAGTGACTGATACCTTAGAAGCTTTAAAGCTCTCTAAAGATTTAGGAACTTATGATATTGTTAATAAACCTAAGCATTACAATTCTGGGGAAGTAGAATGTATTGTTGCTATGCAATCCATGCTAACTCCAGAAGAGTTCAGAGGTTATCTGCGTGGTAATTCTTTTAAATATAGATGGCGTTACCCTAATAAAAATGGTATAGAGGATATTTCAAAAGCTGAATGGTACGAGAAAAAACTAAGAAAGGTTTTAGAGAGCGATGGACAATAACTATTTAGATACTAAAGCAGAACGCCGAAGTAGATATAACAAAAAAGTTAAGTCTAAAGGCGTAAAGAAAGAAAGGAATATTAAAAAAGTTTTAGAGAAAGAACTACGGAAGTTAGAATCTGAAGAGGCTTTGAAATGAAAATCTTGTATAAGCTGCTTAGCTATCTTAATGGTATTGTGCTAGGAATAGCTGCGTTAATAGCAGCACCTATGCTTATAGTCATGTTTTTAAATGTTGTGGTTTTTAGATACTTGAGAGATAAACCTATGGATAAAGAAGAGTTTAAAAATTACTGCTGGACTATGTACGTTCTTAACTGTACAGAGAGATCAGAAGAAGGGGAAGGTCTAATTACTTTTCTAGAGTACAGAGAAAAGAATGAAGACTTTCTTAAAGATAAATATGAGAGGATTTTAAAAAATGAATTTCAATGAATATCAAGATAAGGCAGAAACATTTGCAAGTTATGATAATGTTTTCTACCCCTATGCAAGTCTTATGATAGAAACATCAGAGCTTGTTGATATCTTTGTAAAGCCTTTATTGCGCGGAGATGTTAAGACTATTGTAAGAGAAGATGTTATTGCTGAAGCAGGTGATGTACTATGGAATCTTGCAGTGCTTTTAAAGAAAAACAGTATTGAACTAGAAGAAGTTGCAATATATAATATAGAAAAATTAACAGGTCGCCTTGAGAGAGGCACCATCAGAGGTGACGGAGACAAACGATAATGGATAACTACAGTAAGTTTATAGCTGCCAGCAGGTATGCTCGTTGGCAAGATGATAAGAGTAGGCGTGAGACATGGGAAGAAACAGCCCAGCGTTATGTAGCCTATTGGGGCAACAAGATTGGTAACGAAGAAAAGCAGAAGATCAGAGATGCTATTGTTAATCTAGAAGTAATGCCTTCTATGCGTTGTGTTATGACAGCAGGGCCAGCATTAGACAGGGACAACGTAGCAGGTTTCAACTGCTCCTACCTTCCTATTGATCACCCTAAAGCTTTTGACGAGCTTATGTACATCCTCATGTGTGGTACAGGTGTAGGGTTCTCCGTAGAGCGTCAGTATATTGCTAAGCTTCCTGAGATTGCAGAGAAGCTTCATGCTACTGATACTACTATTGATGTAGCAGACAGTAAGATTGGTTGGGCTAAGGCTATGCGTCAGCTTATTGCTATGCTCTATGCTGGCGAAGTTCCAAGCTGGGATGTTACTAAGGTCAGAGCAGCAGGAGAACGTCTTAAGACCTTTGGCGGTCGTGCAAGTGGCCCACAGCCTTTAGTAGATCTGTTTCAATATACTGTTGAGATCTTTAAAAGGGCAGCAGGTCGTAAGCTTAATAGCCTTGAGTGCCATGATCTGTGTTGTAAGATTGCAGAGGTTATTGTTGTAGGTGGTGTAAGGCGTAGTGCTTTGATCAGCTTGTCTAACCCTTCTGATGGTCGCTTACGTAACGCTAAGAGTGGTCAGTGGTGGGAAGAACAAGGTCAAAGAGCCTTAGCTAATAACAGTGCTTGTTATACTGAGAAGCCTGAATTTAATTTCTTTATGGATGAGATGAAAGCCTTGTATGACTCTAAGTCTGGTGAGCGTGGAGTCTTTAGCCGGGTAGCAGCACAGAAGATTGCAGCTCGTAATGGTCGCCGTGAAGCTGACTATGATTTTGGTACTAACCCCTGTAGTGAAATCATCCTTAGACCTAATCAGTTCTGTAATCTGTCTGAAGTAGTTGTACGTGCAGATGATACCTTAGATAGTTTAAAAGAGAAGGTACGCATTGCAGCTATTCTAGGAACTTTACAAGCTACACTGACTGACTTCCGTTATCTTCGGACTATCTGGAAAAAGAATACTGAGGAAGAAGCCCTGCTAGGTGTTAGTCTCACTGGTATTATGGATGCTAAGATCACTAACTCAGGTAAAGATCTTGATGTGGTGCTTAGTACTCTACGTGAAGTAGCTGTTGAGACAAACAAGAAGTGGGCTAAACGATTAGGTATTAACCAAGCTGCTGCTATTACTTGTGTTAAACCCTCCGGTACTGTTTCACAGCTTGTTAACAGTGCTAGTGGTATTCATCCTCGTTTCAGTCCTTATTATATCAGGACAGTACGTGCAGATTCTAAAGACCCTATGGCTCAGTACATGCTACAGGCTGGTTTCCCTTGTGAAGTAGACTCTACTAAGGTAACTCGTAAGCCTTCTGTAGACGGCGATAGGAGCCATCTAAAGCCTACTGAACAAGACCTATATCATGGTACTACTCTTATCTTTAGTTTCCCTGTGAAGTCCCCTAAAGGCGCTATATACACTACAGACATGGGTGCCTTAGAGCAGCTAAAGCTTTGGAAGATTTACCAAGACAGCTGGTGTGAACATAAACCTTCTATCACAGTTTATTATAAAGACGATGAGTTCTTTGATATATGTAGCTGGATGTGGAAGAATTTTGATATGATGAGCGGCATCAGTCTGCTACCATATAGTGATCATACTTATGACCAGGCTCCTTATACTGAATGTACTGAAGCTAAATATTCTGAGGTATTAAAGACTATGCCTGAGTTTGATTGGGAAGCTTTATCAGCCTTCGAGTTTGAGGATATGACGACAGGTAGCCAAGAGCTTGCTTGTGTAGGTGGCATGTGTGAAATATGATAAAGAAGGAAATATATTATCCTTTAAAATTCTTATTGACAAGAGAGGTAAATTAGTGACTGAGCTAAGTGGCCTCCCAGAGAGTGAAATAAATAATGTCTTTAAAGATCTTGAAACTCAAGCCTACATAAGAACTTTAATACGTGAAGGAAGAGCTAAACTTAAAGGACTACATGAATACCTTGAAAAACAGATAGCGAGCTTATGATGGAAGAAATAATTATACAGCAAGAATCACCTATAATAGCTGTGCTACGGTTAAACGTAGATGTAATAGGATATTTAGTTAATTCACTTTCTGAAAATCCTGCTACTACAGAGCTTATAGAGAAACATTCTGCATTTATATTAGAACTATCCGATAAAATTAGTAAGTCACAACGTCTAGATTTTAAAGTAATTAAGTAGCTTTCTTTTTAGATCGTCGGGAAGTTTCAAGAGCTATAGCAACTGCTTGCTTTTGAGGCTTCCCTTCTTTCTTTAAAGTTTTAATATTTTTAGAAACTGTTTTAGCTGAGTATCCTTTCTTTAA